CTTGTGAATTAGTATAAGTTCTATTATATGCTTCAGGATTATTCCCCATACTATTTTCCATGTAATTACTTACTTCTAGTAGTTTTTTTGTTTTAGGTCTATTAGATTCTTTTTCTAAATTTACTACTTTATTTATTTCTCTTTTTAATTGTTCTCTTTTACTTGGATATTTAAATACATAATTACTTTCTTGCATTCCTTTTGGCTTTTCTCTCATACCACCTTGTTGAAACCCAAAAAGCTTTTTACTTCCTCGTTTTAATAATTCAAGAGTACTTACAGTTTTTACGTTAGATGCATTTGGATTATACTCTCCTAATTGAGCTATTTCATTTGGAGTTAATCCTAAATCTGTTGCTGATCCTAAATTTATACTTACAGGTATTCTAGATTTAACTTGGTCTCCTACACTGTGTGCATTATCATAACCTCTTCCGTCATACTTATTAGAAGTAGCGTGTCCATATAATTCTGAAAATGTTGTCCCTGTTTTTAAACCTTTTTTATTTTGAGAATAATTAAAATCATAATTGTCTTGGACATATACATTACCTTTTTTATCTATAGTGTAACTTGCGTTACCTGTTAGTGTATGTAATGCCTCTTTAGTAGCATTTGTTCCAGATAATGGATTAAAATCACTAAGTAATGTATTAGTAATACCTCTTTCTTCTAATAACTTTCTTGCTTCTTCTGAACTAGAAGCATTAGCAATTTTTGGATCATTACTATAACCTCTGTAATCTATCTTTGAGCCTCTACCTTTATTAAGATTATCTCTTAACATAGATTTATATGTTGCTAGCTCATCTGGTCTAAGATCTTTTTCAGTTACATCAAAATAACTCTCATTTTCTCCTACAAGACCATATCCTTGCAATAAAGCATTACCTACATACTGACCATAAGTTTGTACAGACTGACTTACACCTTTATTGTTAATTTTACTATTTATTCCTCTAAGTCTATCTATCCAGCTTATTTCCTTTGAATCAGTTCTAGATTTATACTCATCATAAGCTTTTTGTGTATTATCTCCCCACGATCCATCAGCTCCTGTTTCCCCTACATTAAATCCTTGTGATATTAAAAGCTCTTGCATTTTTTTAATGTCTTTTGAATTTCTAGGTCTATCTGTACTATAAG